AGGTCCGTGTTCCGTGGTCATCGTGCCGTGTACCACTGACATAGGAATACTTAGTACTCCACTTGATTGGTTTACCAATGCTATGGTATTCATTTAAATCTTTATCATCCATCATAGTTCTATCTAATTTATTACGTTTCGACTGTTCATAACTTAGTTTTAATTCATCCTCTTCTTTTTTACCAAAGACTTCATTCATTATAATTATTTATTATATAGTAAGCTATCAATAGACCTATTAACAAACAGATCATATTATAACCAAACATACCTAGTCCATATTCTACAGTCATTTACCCATACTCTTCTTCCAGTCCTTATAACCTTTCAACCAATAATAATTAGCGTCTTTCTTTACTTTTTTTATAACTCGACCATAGTTAGGCCAGCCAAAGTCATCGTGTGATTCGTCTTCGTACCGCCAACGCATGACATCAGTGCTAGGATTATATTCAAATATTTTACGTCTCATAGTTTATCCTTCAACTCATCTAGGTATTCTTCATCCTCAGTCTTTTCTTTTTTTAGATTACCCTTTTTAATCTGGTTCAATGGCGCTGAGTCGTGGACGTTACCACTAACAGATACCCTAACGCAATCTGTATTAAAAGGACTTACCCAGTGTTTCAACCACGCAGGAAAGATAAACATATCACCCTCCTCCGGAAAGTATGACATGTAACTAATACAATCTCTGGTCCCTTCACCATACATAAACTGTATGCCTCCAGGTCCACATGATCTTCCCTTATATTCTTTATTTTCTTTCTTCAATGGGTCAGGTATCGATAGATATATTACAAATGATAGTTTACCATCGTGATCGTGCGGTGGGTTAAACTCATACTGACGTTGATAGTTACACCACAAAGCAGTCAGTGCATACTCTGGTTTACCAAACTCGTATTCTTTATTTTGGTATCTTTGAAAAGCCACGTCATACACACCAAGATACGGTGATAAGTATGGTATAATTCTACCTCTCGACTCCTCACTGTAACCAGTCTCTTTTCTTATTTGTCCTGCTAGTTTAGATACATAGTCTTCTTCATTCTTCTTAGCTTCCTCTAACAATACTTTCTTAAAATCGTCTAGTATTTTTACCTTCACTACACATGGTCCCCAGTTGTATGTAGATACTTCTATTTTTACCTTATCGTCTTTTTTATTTGTCATCTTGGCCTCTCCTTATAATGTAATATCTATAAAAATTTTTATCTTCAAAGTATTCATTAATAATTTCTGCTGGCACTTGATCAGTTACAATACACCAATAAATATCTTCGTAATCTTTTTCTTTTACTTTCATTTTATTCTGGCATATGCGAACGCA